TAAATGTGAACAACGCTAAGTTTTTAGCAACAAATATAAACATTTCAATTGATATTGAAGGAGGAAATTAACATGGCACGAATTAAAGGTAAGTCTATCGTGTTTGAAGTTAATGGTACAGAATATGCAGGTGGAGTAAGCAATGTTGTTTTCTCTTCTGCAGTCAATACCCTTGGCTTTGGAAACTACGAAGACAGTCTTGATTTCACATGCGCTGTAACTGGATTCCAGGATACAGCAGCAGCATCATTCCACTCATTCCTATGGGAGAACCCAGGAGTGACTGTGAATTTATCATTTGCACCACACGGAAATGCAACACCTTCCGCAGCACAACCATGGTTCACAGCCACAGGTTACGCAGAAGTTGTTCCAAACCTTGGTGGAGCAGCAGGTGAGTTCTTCACCTACGATTTGAACTTCATTCTTGATGGTAAGCCAACAAGAGTAGAGTCGTTCTAATTAGGTTGTCATGGCAGAGGCTATATCAGTTTCAGTTAATGGGGAAGAGCAAGTAAAAGCCGCTCTTGCCAAGATTGGAAAAGATATTATTGATAGATCAGACCTTAACAAAGATTTAAGCGATGAATTATCAAGACAAGCCTCTGCCAGGGCACCACGCCTAACTGGAGAACTTGCTTCCTCAGTAAGAGGCAATCCATCTGCTGACAAAGCACAAATTGTTGCAGGAGGCGGTGGAGTAGTTTATGCGGGTGTACAAGAATATGGATGGCCTGAAAAAAACATTCAAGAACAACCATATCTAAGACCAGCAGTCTATGAAAACTTAGGTTACATAGAAGAGAAATACAATGACTATATAAAGTCAATAATTAAAAGATATGATTTAGATTAAGGAGTCAGTAAATGAATAACGATTTAATGTCCACCATGAAGTGGAAAGAATTAGCAGAAATAGAAGCATATTTGGATTTGCCAATGGATGAATGGGAACAATCTCCTTCAAAGGCTAAATTAGCATTCGCAATGCAATATATGATGGCAAAGCGAAATAACCCAGGGCTTACAATAGACCAAGCAGAAGCCATGACAATTAATGAGTTGTCAGAAGCATCTGGCATGGATGTAGTAGTCCCAAAAGAAGGTACTTCAGCCTAAGCGCAATGGCTAAGTTCTGTATAGCCACAGGTTATACGCCAGAGCAGTTCTGGGAACTTAGTTTTGAAGAGTACGGCGCATTGGTTGAAGAACTTAACAGGAGGAAGTAGTGGCACAACAGATAGTCATTGATATTGTTGCAGAAACTAAGAAACTTACTGAGGGACTTAATGATGCTAACAAGCAACTTGGCACGATTGATGGTAAGTTAAAAGGTGTTGCCAAGGCCGCTACTGCTGCTGCTTCCGCTTTTGTTCTTAAGCAAGGCATTACATTTCTAAAGCAAGGCATTGATGAGGCTAAAGAAGCCCAAGAGGTAATGCGTAGAGCCACAACCACATTTGGCGAGGGATCTAAAGCATTACAACAAATTACAAAAGATGCTGAGAAATTTGGTAAAGAACTTGCTATTGATAATGATGAATTAATAGATTTAGCAACACAATTAGGTTCCAGATTACCAAAAGAAATACAAGCATCATCTGTTCAATTAGTTAAGATATTTAAAGATGTAGAAGCATTCACTGGTGGTGCTGTATCTGCAGAAGCAGCATCTGCCAAACTTGCAAAAGCATTTGCTGATGGTGTATTAAAGGCAGGCGAATTACAAAAGATATTCCCAGGATTAAGTCAAGAAACATATAAGCAAGCAGAAGCATTATCTGCAGCAGGTAAAAACCAAGAAGCATTAAATCTTCTTGTAGATACTGGTGCAAAGAAATATGGAGATGCTGCTGCTAAAAATGCAACATCAACACAAAAATTTGAAGTAGCGCTTGCTAATTTTAAAGAAGAATTAGGTACAAAGGTTTTGCCAATACTTGAGAAGGGTATTGATTTCCTAACAAAAATTCTTAATGCATTTGATGCATTGCCAACACCTGTACAGAACTTTTCGTTAGGATTGCTTGGCCTTGTAGGTATTGGTGGCCCTCTTCTTTCATTTATTTCAAACACCAAAGATGCGTTAGTTAATCTTGGATTATTAACAACAGGAACTGGTGCTGCCACAACTGCAACTAATCTATTTAGCCTTGCATTAAAGGCTATTCCAATTCTTGCAGTAATTGCATTAGTTGTACTATTAATTCAGAACTGGGATGATGTTTCTGCTGCAGCCAAGAAGTTATGGGAAGCAGTAAGTAAATGGTGGGGAGAAATCTACGAAGATATTAAAGAGTTTGCAGGTAAAGCAATTGACTGGTTAAAAGATAACTGGCCTAAGATCCTGGCGGTACTTACAGGACCATTTGGACTATTTACATTATGGATAATCACATATAAAGATGAAATTGTTGCCAAGTTTAAAGATTTATGGGAAACAGTTAAGACTGCTGTAGTTGAAAAAGTTACAGCAATTATTGATTCAGTTAAGGGACTTTGGAATAATCTAAAAGATTTTGTTATTAATTATTTTTCAGATAAGGCTGATAGTTTCTTAGGTGCTATTAAGTCTGGATGGAATGCAGTAAAAGATTTTGTATCAGACATTGTAGAAATAATTAAACTAACTGTTGGTGTTAAATTCTTAGAAATGTTTACAACAGTTACTACATGGGTAACTGCAATTAAGACTGGTGTTGTTGAAAAGTTTACAGAACTTAAAGATTCTGCTATTAATCAGTTTAATAAACTAAAAGATGCTGCATCTAAGATTTGGGATAGTATTAAAGGCTTTATTACTGATGTAGCCACAAATATTAAGAATAGACTTGGCGAAGTCTTTGGCTTTATGGTTGAAGTTGGTAAGGACATTGCTCGTGGTATTTGGCAGGGCTTGTCATCAATGACTGGCTGGTTTAAGATGCTTCTAAAGGGATGGGTTGAAGCAAACATTCCACAAGCAGTCAGAAACATATTAAAGATTAGTTCTCCATCAAAAGTTATGGAGCAGATTGGACAATTTGCAGTTGAAGGATTATATAAGGGAATGGGAGCCAATGGTCCTGTTGGTATTCAATTACCACAAGTAAATATGGGTGGAGGAATTGCTCCAATTAATATTACAATAAATGCAGGAGTTGGTACAGATCCTTATGCCCTTGGAAGAGAAGTTTCTAATGCAATTAGACAATATGGAAGAATTTCAAGGAATGCCATATGAGAGTAAATGAAATAATTACATTTCAAATTTACAATAATGATGTTTGGACAGACTATACATATGGCATATTAGATATAAGAATTATTCGTGGCTGCCAAGATTATAGAGGCCCACAAAGTCTTGTTGATGTTGGACAATTACAGATAGTAAGCCGTAACCCAAATCTTGACCCATATGCAAATGATGCTGTTAGATATGGAAGACAAATAAGAATATTGGCAAATAGCACAACAATATATACTGGAAAAATTGACGGTATTGATGTTCAGTATAGAGCAAAAGATGACCCAATAGTTACACTTACTGGCATTGACATGATTGGAAGTATGCAAAAGCATATCCTGTCTACCTCATTTGTGCAGCAAGATTTAACAGATTGGTCAACAGTAGAATTATTACAGGAATTGGCTGCTGACCAAGAGGTAGCAGATTTTTATAACAACGCAATTGTTCATGACGGTACAGATAATGTTAATAGTTCTATTAATCAAAATGTTACTGCTTGGAATGCTTTGGCTTCAAGAGTTACAACAGATTTAGGATTTATTTATGCTGACTCAAATAATTCTATTAATTATTTTAGATATCCAAGAACAGACCCATTACATCCAAATAACTCAAGACCAATAAAGGCATCTTTTGATTACACTGGAAGTGAATTATCTTACAAAACTATTAATCTAAATGATGGTTTTGAAAATATAGTTAACCAAATAGATGTAAATGGTGAAGGTGGTTATTGGTCAACTATTGCTATGACTTGGACTCCGTATACATCTACACAAACTACTAAAGTACAGACACCTTCCGCAAATTTGTGGGGTAGGTCAAGAGACTCCTTAACAGTATTAAATACTAATTCAACTACTATAACTAATATAACAGATGCAATATTTGTTGAAGTTGCTAATCCAGTTCGTGAAGTTTATGAAATAACATTTGATGCATCTTTATATCCAGAAATAGCAAATAACATTGATATATTAGATAATATCAATATTAATCATTTAATTAATCAATCAACATCCATTGATAGAAAATATGGAATTGTTGGCATTAGACATGAGATTGGTTATGATTATTGGAGAATTACATATTTAGTAAAAAACTGGAACATTCAAGAAACAGCAATGGCAACTCCAGTTATATCAATTAGTCCTGCAAGTGGAGACCAATTCACAGACTTTACATTTTCATACACTATTGACCCATCAGAAACAATTACAAGTCAATATTGGACATTAGGTGAGTCTTTTACAAGTTCTGATCCAAGCGTTACAGTAAACTATGCAAACCCTGGCGTTAAAAATATATCCTTAACAGTTACAAATATTTATGGCTGGCAAAAAACAGTAACCACACAACTAACTGTTGGTGCATCGCCACCAATTACATCATTTACATATTCTGTTATCGATTACAACAGATATCAATTTACATTTACTGGTCAAGAAGCAGCATCATATTATTGGGATTTTGGAAATGGCAGAACATCAACAGAACAAAATCCAATAACATATTATGAATCAACGACTCCTGTAACAGTAACATTAACCGCTACAAATGCTTATGGAAGTGCCCAAGCACAGCAATCATTTACACCTGTAGTTGTTACAAGATTACCAATTAGATATGTCAGATTAGTTTCTTATGCCTCATATAGCAATACCTATTTAACTGGTGCTTACGGTATTAAAGAATTAGAAGTGTTTAATGGAACTACAAATGTTGCACAAGGAAAAACTTTAAGTGTAGATGAACGAATTGCATTTTTTACAAACTCAACAACATTTTGGGATACATATAATAGATTAATTAAAGAAGATAGTTCTTTAGTACAAACATATTTACTTAATGGAGTTACAAGTCAAACACTTTATCCAAGAAATGCCGCAACAACTGATGCCTGGCTTAGTGGTTGGCAGACAGTTGATAGAGTAATAAGCGGTGTAACACAAACATCAAGAACAATTAGCGATAACTCAAGTGTTTATGATAATGTTCCAATGATAATTAACATTGACCTTGGACAAGAATATTTTGATATTACAAGTATAAATTTAAAGAAAGACCCATACCCTCTTGCATTAGTATTTGATGTTTTAGTATCTCAAGCAGGTACAACTTGGTATAACGCTGGCAGATTACAAACTACTGGTAATACTAATAATGGAACATTTACTGCTACAACTACCTTGCCAATTACCACATCTTGGCCTACATATAATGTTACATCAGATATTATTCCAATTAGATATCTAAGGATTGTTGCAAATAATACGGCATTTAATCTTGCAGGTGTTTATGCAGCAAGCGGTGTGACAAATGCTTTGCCAGAAACATCTACCTCTTTCAAAAATGACGGAAGATGGAGTTTAGGAAGTTTAAATAATAACAATGAAACTGGAACACAATTTAAATTAGGCCCAAATAGTTGTAGTGTTTCTGCATATACTGGAAGCACAATAGTTGGCAATTATCACGCTGGCGATACTATTCCTGGTACATTATTAAATGATAGAAGCCCATTAACTGGTATTACTTGGACAAGTACAACACCAACATTAGAATTAATATTAGACTTTGGTACAACACATTACAATGCAGGTGCAATTGGATTTGATACCAGAAATGCAAGCGGTACATCAACAACTACATCAGCAAATTCATTTACAGTTTATACAAGTAATGATGGAACAACTTGGACACTATTAGATACAGTTCCAATGGCAACTGATGGAACTGCTGGCATGTATCAAAGAAGAACATATACATGGCAACCAAGCAATTTTTCAACTACATTTAATGGAGTTCCATTTACCAATACAAATAGAACGATTATAAAAACCACATAGTTTTCTGGCACTGACTCCAGAAATAGCAAACCCACCCAAAGTGTCATGATTAAGGGTGGGTTTGTTTAATTAATCTTGTATTAGTGTTTCAATAACTTCAGGAATAAGTTCTACCTCAACCTGGGTTTCAGGTTCAGCAATTACTTCTGCTTTCTTAGCCTTAATTTTTGGCTTAGGACGCTTTCTATCAAAGTCCCACTCTTTCTCACTATACAACTTGCCATCGTAATAATATTTTGTCATTTCTTCCTCCTGACATTTGATTGAGCGAGTATCTCATATATATCATCTACCCGCTTTTCAAGTCTATTGACCTGATCTTTGAGGCTACTGCCTCCATTAGGACGAAGTTCACTTAGGAACTTATTTATAAGCCATTTAATTAATGCAATATTTACCCCCAGAATTGAAGTTATGGCAGCAGCCAAGGCGGTTAATACTTCAGGACTCATAATACATATAGTCTACAATAGATGTAGATTCACCTTGGAGGTTTTATGGATATCCTTAATGTTCAACCGCCCACGATAGAGTGGCGGGTATATAGAAATGACACTACTACATTAACAGTAGTGCTAACAGATTCAAATGGCGTAGCCCTTGATTTAACAGATTGGGACTTTGAGTCAAAAGTCAGAGAATTCCCATCAAGCGCACAGGCAATTACAGAAATGTCAATTGTAAAGAATGCCAATACTCTTACGCTGGCATTAGACACAGCAGATTTAACATTAATTAGTTATTTTGATATCCAAGGTACCAACTCTGTAAATGACAAGATATCCACAGTTTTAAGAGGACAAATCTTTGTAGAAGAGGACATAACACGATGAGCATTGGAAAAGTAACAGTTACATCAGAATCAGAATTAGTTACACAAAATGTAGAAATCCTCTCACCAGAAGAGATTAAGATTTACACATCTAATTTAGAAGTTGCTGCAGGACCGCAAGGCCCACAAGGAGATCCTGGTCCTACTGGCCCTACTGGTGCAACTGGTGCTACAGGCCCTCAAGGGCCTACAGGAGCCACTGGAGCGACTGGACCCACAGGACCACAAGGACCCATTGGTTTAACAGGCGCACAAGGCCCTACAGGGGCTACAGGACCCCAAGGAGAGACTGGTCCACAGGGTGCAACAGGACCACAAGGAGAACAAGGTTTACAAGGCCCTCAAGGAGAACAGGGAATCCAAGGTGAACAAGGAGAAACTGGCCCTCAAGGTATTCAGGGAATTCAAGGTCCACAAGGAGAAGAAGGACCTCAAGGACCTCAAGGACCTCAAGGTGAACAAGGAATTCAAGGACCACAAGGTGAGCAAGGTCCACAAGGAATTCAGGGTCCATCTGGTGAATCATCATCATTCTTTGATTTTAAAGCAAAGACAACTGCAACATCTGGAGATCCAGGACATACATATTTACTTTGGAATAACGCAACACAAATAAATGCAACTCAATTAAATGTAAGTCATGTTGATAAAGACAATGTTGATGTTAATTTATTCTTGCATTTGTTTGTTGCTGGAGATTTTATTGTTCTTCAAGACATTTCAGATTCTGCAAACTTCCAAAAGTGGGAAGTAACAGGTCCATCAACAGAACAAACAGGATACGACACAATTCCTGTAACAATTGATTCTCATGGTGGAACAGGAACAACTAACTTTCCTAATAATGGTAATTTAATATTTGTAAGCATTCGTACTGGTGCCGTTGGTCCACAAGGTCCTCAAGGACCACAAGGGGAAACTGGACCACAAGGGCCACAAGGAGAACAGGGCGAAACAGGTCCACAAGGACCTCAAGGAGAAACTGGTCCTCAAGGTCCACAGGGTCCACAGGGTGAGCAAGGCATTCAAGGTGCTCAAGGTATTCAAGGTGAACAAGGACCTCAAGGTATACAGGGCGAGACTGGCGATACAGGACCGCAAGGACCGCAAGGAGATACAGGCCCACAAGGACCGCAGGGAATTCAGGGTATACAAGGTGAACAAGGTATCCAAGGAAATACAGGAGCCACAGGTGCCACAGGTGCTACTGGTGCAACAGGACCAAG